TCGGCTTCGGCTTCGGCTTCGGCTTCGGCTTCGGCTTCGGCTTCGGCTTCGGCTTCGGCTTCGGCTTCGGCTTCGGCTAAATCTGTACAGGCCACTGCATGAACCACACCCGCCACGCTCCCCGCATCATCAGCAGACGTCTGTAGTATTCGCACAGTGAGGCATGGCTCCGCCTCCAGTCGGGCAAGCTGCTCCGGGGTGACCTCAACCTGCTGACGTCCACGCGTGAACAGGAACCCCGCACGACGAAACGCCGAACGACTGCAACGCACTTCTGCCAGCACCGTGACAGAATTGTCACCACTGACCTGAAGACCTGAATCATCTGTTGCTGCCACAGTGTGATGTTCATTCATATTTGCCCTCCGCAGGGGCCGGGCCGTAAGCCCGGCTCACCGTTTACAGATAATCCGCGACAACCAGCTCCAGCTTGCCCTTCATCTCGTTAGAGACGGTTGCGTTTCCGTCTGCGAACAGTTCACGCTCCAGCAGCTGCACCGCCTGTTTTTCCAGCGAGGTGGGGACAACAATATGGGTGGGTTTGATGCCGAGTTTGCGGCCACCGTCAGCGGTAAATTCGCGCATGGCTGACCAGCCGTGCCACAGTGCATCCAGCGTCAGCGGTGACTGCATCATGTAGGCCATCTGCCAGAAGCCGTAGCCCACATTGCGACGGGCGGATGCACCAAACACAAATTCATTATCGGTGAATGCGCGACCTTCATCGACTTTGGTCTGGGCAACCAGTTCAGCCTTACGGCGATCCTGATAAATCAGCGGTTTTACCGCGCGGGAGCAGTCAAGCAGATACCAGGCCGGACCGCTGTAATCAGCCTGTGCGCCGACAGAGCCGGTTTTTGCCACAAACATATTGCTGACCATCTGCGCATCCCCGGAGCCATCCACTTTGGGGTAAACAGGATGTTCGGTATCAAAGAAGTTCTGGCCGTCATAGCAGGCCGCATTAATCCCGTCACGAAGAGCAGCAAAGACCAGTTCATCCGGTTGTGCCGCAGCAGCGCGCCCCATCTCCTGGAACAACGGGGAATAAATACCGAGGTTATCGTCTTCGAAGTCATCGCGGTTAATGGCGACGGTGCCTTCAAAGGTTTTGTTCACGATGGCATAGCCATAGGCCTTCATCTTCTCGATGACGCGGGAGCCGATCCACTCACGGAACTGCGGGAACTGCCCCAGCCAGCCGTAGGTGTTGGATTTCGATGTGGAGGGCACGGTCATCGCAATTTTTTTGTACTGCGACGGGGCCATGGACATCCCGGCCTGAAAATCAGAACGGTAGCCCGTCATCAGGGCGGTGATCATCGCCGGTGTAATCGGGGTAGGCATTATTGCATTTCCTCTTTCATTTTCAGGAACTCGGCTTCGGTTTTACCCAGCAGTTTGGCGGCCGCGATATCTTCAGCCGACAGCACAGCGGTGGCAGTCTTTTTATCCGGCACGGTCACGGTGTCGGTCTGAAGGCCGGTCAGGGCCGCAACCGGCTGGCGGGCGTCAAGCTGTGCAGAAAGTGCCGCCACGCCAATCTGCCCGCCCAGTTGTTCCAGATAGCCGCGTTCACTTTTGAAGATGCGTCCTTCGGACTCGGCCTTGTCCAGCAACTGCTCCAGCGTGGTGCTGCCGTGCTGCGCCGACAGCGCAACGTATTCGGTACGCAGGGCGTTATACGTTTCAACGGGCACGTATTTCGTCAGGTCAATACTGCCGCCAGCCGGTGTGCCTTTTGCAGTTTCCAGCTCTGCCGACAGACTGGCGACCTGTGTTTTCAGGTTGTCGTGTGCATCCGCACGGGTTTTGATCCCGGTGAGGGCAGACAGCGCTGCCGTGCCCAGCTCCGGCGTAAATTCGTCACCGTCAGCCACGGTCAGACCGAGCGCCGTCAGCAACTGGCGTAATTGCTCATTCATGGAGGTATCCTTTAAAGGAGGGTTTAAGGCGTTATAAAGGTCATCCGCCGACAGTGCGGCGACAGGATTCATGCCGGTCAGACCGGGGTCACCGGTAATAGCCAGCATCCGAAGTTCGACAGGTTCGCCGGTGCTCTCGTCATAGCCAATCACCGGTGAAAACCAGGGGAATTCGTTATTACGCAGATGTTCAAGGGCCGGAGGGTTCCACTTCGGGCGCACCTCGAAACCTCGCTCTTCACTGAAGCGAAAATTCTCCGGTGAGGCCATCACAAAACCGGCAGCCGGTGCCGGATGTCCCTCAATCAGGGTCTGGTGGTTGTAGTCAATTTTCACCGGCTGATTGAGCGCCACAACACGGGAGACCATGCGCTCAACGGTCGCACGGTTAATCAGCCAGCCTTCAGCCGGTTTTTCCGGGCGACCGTCACGGGCCTTTACCCGACCGGCTGGCATGATCTGACACCAGTCACCGTCCCCGTCTGCGGACAGGCTGATGGCATTCAGAATGGCATAAGCAAGTTTGGGCGTGTTTTTCGTCTTCATTCCGGCAGCATAAGCCGGGAATTTTCAGGACGGGTTTTGCGGGATTTCAGGAAGTGCTTTCAGGGGAAAAATACAAAGGCGCTTCACGCAGATTTTAAAGCCCGTTAAATACAGGTTAGAAAATCACGACACGCGCCTGAAGGGGGTAAGGTAATGCATTTGCATACCTTAAACAATTAAGGCGTTTCTGTGGCCTTTTTAAAGCGTTTTCTGATTTCGTCCATGATCTCCTGCTCTGCCACCTGATCAAAGCCCATATACGGACGTGCACCAATGGCCGCCGGTCCAGGCGGCATACCTGGCAGGCCACCCCACTGATGAATGGCCGCATAAGGCTCATTTGATCCAATCAGCGCCCAGGTATCGCCATAATCCGTGGTCAGGCGTCGGGCCAGATCGCCGTTCAGCGTCAGGATTTTGCCGGGCATGTATCCCTTACGGGTACGCCACTTGCGGTAAGGATCTGACCAGTCATGCCAGCGTTCGCCGTCCGGCTCTTTTTCCTGTTCAAACGCCATTTCTGAGGATGACAACAGGCTGGACGCCACACTGCGGGCCAGGTCTTTTCCACTTCCCACAAACTGAAGCCGGGCAAAGACCCGCTGGAGACGCGTAACGTCCACCACCACAGCCGCATCAATGGATGACATATTGCCTCCGCATAAAGGATGAATATAAAATAAACAGGCGGTCAGTGTACGCTTAACTGGTAAAGTCGGTGCCTGCCTCCGGGTGGATCATGTATGCGGGTTCGACCCCCGCCACTGACCGTTAATCAATATCTCCTTCCAGTACCTCAAGCATTCCACCCCGGATATCCGATTTCAGCTTATCCATATTGATAACCCGGTAAGCATTCACAATCACATCCAGTTTATCCGGCTGACGCTTCAGGCTGTACGGCGCATTAACGGCAATCTGCACACTGCCATCCTTACTTTCCACGATATACATCAGATTGTTGTGGCGCTTATCCCACAGTACCGCTTTTGGCTTTGCCAGCATTGCCGGTAAGCGCCCGAAATCCTCCGGCGTCAGGGCGATACCGTCATTCTGATGTTTCATGCTGTCCGCATGGAGCACATTTTTACCGCTCATCGCCAGCAGGCGGGCCGGTGGCGTTCCCGTCCGGCTTTCCACCGCCTGCGCAATGCTTTCGGTCATAAAGCCCAGCGTGCGGATATCGTTACCGCCTCGCCGGGTTTTCATGATGTTTTTTGCCCAGATGCGGAACGCCAGCTGCCGCTCCGGGCTGTTGTTCATCTCCTGAACCACCATTTCCCGCAGCGCCGGGCTTTTCACCTCGATCAGTTTACGGATCAGCGCCTGGTCTGTGCCGAACGCCGCCGAACCGGGGTTATATGACCAGCCCACATCCGGTGTCATGGTTCTGGTGCCATCTGAATATGTGGTCACCGGCATTTCTCTGACTTCCCCGGTCTGCTTATCCACGCCAGCCTCAACATTGCGGGTGGAGAGATGATCCTGACCGGATGAAACGGATAACCCCATTGCATCCAGACGGACCTGAGACAATGGCCGGACACGGCAGCGACAGTTCCAGCCATTGGGTGGGTAGTGTGTATTCCAGAACGGATCGTCATAGCGGAATACCAGACCGTTAAGAGCGGAATGCGCCGGGCGGGTGCGGCTGTCCATCACCGCCACATACTGCCAGAACGGATGCGTGTCCGTGTTGTTCATCATCTGCGTGTAACGCCCGGCATTGTAAGCCACACGGGTGTTCACGTTGTAAATCAGCGCCAGACGGCGGGGACTGCCCAGCTGCACTTCTTCTGCGTTACCGGCGCTGTCCACCACAATCTGTTTTCCCCACCATCCCAGCTTTTGCAGGCGGGGTGTCAGCGTGCTGATAAATGCTTTCTGTGAAATCCCCTCATCAACAGCACGCTGCACTTCCGCCTGTAGTGTGGTCAGTACGTCCAGGCGTGCCACTCTTGCCGCCGTGAATGAACGGGCATGAACATCCGCGTCTGTTTCGAACCAGTTCCAGCTGATATGCACCCCTTTGGCGCGGAAGTATGCCACCGCCTCTTTTGAGGGAAGGGTGGCGGCATAACCTAAATCAATCCCCTGTGCCATCCAGCATCCCCTTCATTTCCGCAGCAAACATGGCATCACTGAGCAGCGTCATCAGGCGGGAATCATCCATTTCACGGTAAAGGGCGGGCAGGTCTGCCAGTGCCTCCGCCAGCCCCCGCGTTCTGATGGCATCAATGACCGGCTCCAGTACCGGGTCGATGGCCTCCTGTAACCGGCGGGCAGGCACCGCATCCCCCATGTCGTCCAGTTCATCACGGGGGCTGCTTTTCGCTTCCGGCAGTCTGGCAGCCAGCGCTGTCTGCTCTGTCTTCTCCTGTTTTTCCGGTGGCATCTCTTTGTCTGTCTGAGCAGGTTCATTGCCACTCTGACGGACACGGAAGATGGCTTCACCGGGCGTGGGCTGCGGAATACCGGTCTGCTCCCTTATCCAGGGATCAGAAATATCCATCCCCGTACTGAGCTGCATCACCGCACTGGTGATTTTGGTGATATCCCCCGGCTCTTTTGTCTGGAAACAGATACGCGGCAGGCGACGGATATCAATGGCGTGGGCGGTGTTCAGGGCATACAGCGGATACACCAGATCGCGGTTCAGCGTGGCGGCCAGCTGGCGTAAATCAGAATCCCTGATTTCCCGGCGCACCTCGTTATGCACTTCACCCAGCGAACGTGCGCCCTTGTCTCCGGCTTCCGTGGTCAGCGTGCCGCCGAGGATAGCTTTGGAGATGGAACGCTCCCCCCACGAAATCATGGTTTCAAACGGATCGGCCTGACCGTTCGCGGCTGCCTGAAACTCCAGCGACATCCCGGCCGGGATGATCCCGCCTGTACGTCGCCCGATATCCATCACCGCCCGCATCAGGGCGCTTTTCTGCTCCGGCGTTGCCCCGGACGGGTATTTACCGACCTTCATCGGCAGGCCGTACACCTCCAGAAATTCAGCCAGATCGCGCACGGAATAGTTTTTGAAAATGAACGGCCAGATAAGCGTTCTGACAAGCCCCGTCGCGCCACCGTAACCGGTGCGTGAACGTGACTGATGCACTATCCAGCCAAAGGGCTGAAACGCCACCCCGGCATGGCTGCCGTCACGCAGCCGCAGTTCGCTCAAATCATCCGGGTTAAGGCAGAAATGCCCGCTGTCACGCCAGCGGATGGCGCGGATGATGTGCATTTTACCGAGCATCCCGTGCTCAATCTCCATACAGGAATAGCCCTTCAGGATGGCATCGGTGGCATCAAACAGCATGGCATCAAACCAGTCGGCGGAATGAAGATATTCGTCGAGCATTTCCGCGTCCTTTTTCTCATTCGCGCAGGCGTTCGGTGGCGGCTCAATACTCCAGGGCACGCCCTGAATGGCAAGACGTCGCTTGCCCAGCTCTGCAAAAAGGTGGGTATCCTTTTCTTCAATGTCAGCGGCCAGATCGGACTGGGCAATCAGATCGCCACGTTCAGCCCCGCGAAGGCACTGTGCCGCCCGGTTCGGGGTGATACCCGAGGCCGGATGTTCAATATAACGGCTGGCAATCTGCGGAATATCCAGCGCGGCACTCTGCATCTCCGGGTCAAAGGAGAAAGGTTTTCCGTCAAGATCAATTATACGTCCCACTACCAGCACCCCCGATCAAATTCATGATATGCCTCATCGTCATCACGATAACCGCCCTCCATGGCCCGCGACCGCTCCGGCAGCGCCTGACAGGCTGATTCATCCAGGATGAAGCCCTCCATGTATGACGCCCGGTTTGCCATACAGAGCGCCACGGCAAAATCGCCATGGCGGCGGGCGTTCACAGCCGTTGCGTTCTGGTCCTTCGTACGCCCCTTGTCAATTTGCGGGATACCGTTCACCACCTTCACATGGCGCAAATCATCAAGCGTGGTCTGATGGCGGGCGACGAGGATATTCTGATCCTCAAACTCGGCCTTCAGTTTTGGCATCCACTCGCCGTACCACTTCGGCGATAACATCACGCAGTCGATGATGTCCGGGCCAAAGGCCAGCAGCGCGGCTTCGGCCAGATAGCCGCCGTTACCGGTGGCGTCGAACGCCGCACCGACCAGCGCCGGAACGCGGGTCAGGATGTACATCATCACCTGCTCCTGCTGGGCATACGGCAGGTTGCGCAGCTCCACGCGAAACACCTCGCGTTTTGCCAGGGATTCAGTGATTTCCAGCAGCACAAAACAGGACAGGTCTCCGGTGCGGGCAAAGTCTTCCCCGAAGCTGAATCGGGAACGGGGATTTAACGCCTCTAAAAGCGGTTTTAAATGTTCTTCACACCAGGTTAAAACCTCCGATTCACGCAGCCATGCGGCACGGCTGATGAAGTCGTCCGGGGCTTCAAACGTCAGAATCGGGATGTCGCGGATCATCGCCATTTCAATAAGCGCGTGAGGAATATAGGCACCGCCGGATTTTTTCGGGATACAGCCGTATTCCTCGTCGGCATCCTCACGGGTCGGGGCGTTTTTGTAGAGATCATCACGCCACTTCTGCTCGCTTTCCGGTGACCATTCGCGGCCGGTGACATAACAGATACGACGGTACAGCCCGTCCGCAATGGCATCATCCAGGGTAATGCGGTGGACGCTGTAATCCTTGCGCCCTTCGCGGGCTTCCTGAATGTACTGATTAAACAGATTATCGACGCCGTTATGCGTGGAGATAATACGCACGCGCGCGCCCCACATGGTAAGCGCCATTGCCGCCTTGAGAAGCTCATCCAGTGACTCGTGGAACGCGGCTTCATCAATCACCACATCCCCCTGAAGGCCGCGCAGGTTTGACGGACGGGAAGACAGTGCCTGAATTTTGAATCCACTGTTCGGAAAGCGGATCATGTAGGTCAGAATTTCTTCTTTTTTATCCCGATCCCAGAAGGTCTGCTCATACACATCAGCATCTGCCAGCTGGTTAAAGGCACGGGAGAACAGTGCACAGGCAGAAATATATTCCAGCGCCATCTCCTGCTTTGACCCCACATAAAACACATTGCGGCCACCGCGCCGCTTCGGTTTTGCAGCGGTAATGACGTTACGCCCGGCTTCCGCCCAGGTAAGCCCGGTGCGGCGGGATTTTTCCGCGATGCAGACCTCGCTTTCATCCTCAAACCAGCGGGCCTGATAATCCAGAAATACCGGCATATCACCGGGCAAATCAAGGCTGTCCGGCACATCCACGCCCAGCAGGGCTTTTTCACCGGCCAGATCAATTTTGCGGGTGGAGACGGTATTCGTCAGTAAGGGGGAGAGTTCTTCGGCGTTATTCATCAGACTTTACCCAACAGAATCCCCTTAATACGGGACTCAAGCTGTTCACTCATCCCGTCCACGCCGCGCAGCTCGTCGGTGACGGCGTTTGCCATCTCTTCAGCAAATGCAGCCCTGATTTCTTTTTCACGCTTAATGCTGCGCTCGGCGGCACTTTCCGCACGCTGTGCTGACAGGAGGATGTCCTTAATAAGACGCATATCCACGTCGCTGTCACTGTTCAGGGATTCGGTCGCGGCACGCAGACGGCGGTACATCAGGGCGCGGGACATCTCCAGGATCAATGCAGTGGTTTCACCGGTTGGCTTGTCCCCCAGTTCGGCCATCATGGCTTTTGTCTGCTCGCGTAAATCACGCAGGTTACGGGCAATCAGCTCATTACGGGAGGCTTCCCGGCTGATGGCCGCCGGTGAAAGCTGCTGCTCTTCCGGCAGGCCCGCCTCACGGATCAGACGGTTGATTTCCTCGCGGATCTGGACCTGCGTCAGACGTTTTTCACGCAGCATTTCCAGCAGTGGCTTACGGATGCTGTCGGGGAGCAAGTCCACCTTGCGTACACGGCCACGCGTTGGCTTATCCATCGTTACCCCCTTGCGCGTGGTTTCTTCACACCCGGAACGGTGGCGCGGCCTTCCGCCACATCCTGACCCCGGCCGGTCAGTTCAGCGATGAAATAACCATTAACGAGCGTGCGCTTACGCACCAGCCCCTGCTCGGCAAGCCAGGCAATATGAGTATGAACGGTGTCGCGGGACACGCGGTGACCGTAATCATCCAGACAGTCCTGGAGCACGGATTCACCCAGTTCGCCGTTGTAATCCGCCAGCGACCGCAGAATGACAAGACGCTGATCTTCAGTAATGAAATCACTCATTGTGTTTTTTTCCTTACCGCCTGCTCCAGCAGCAGTTCGTTCTGATAGGAGACAGAGCGGAGCGTGGCGTTCGTGGTTTTCAGTTCACCCCGCAGGGTCACGATTTCCACATTCAGACGGTTGACCTCGGCTTCTGTCGGCAGTGACGACAGGCGGGTTTCCACCTTCTCAACGCGGTCGGAGAGTTTTTCAAAGGCCTCGCGGGGGACAAACGTTTTGCGCATCAGCGCCATGAATATCCCGCCAGCGGTTGCCGTCGCCGAAAGGATCGGCACAACATAATCTTTAACGATGCTGACCCACATGACGGGCCTCCATGATGTTCTGGCAGTTCACACAACGGATGGCATCCGGCACAGCAACAAGACGTGCGGCGGGGATCTCTCCGCCACAGTCCGCGCAGACACGTCTGCCCGGAGCATCCATTGCCCGGCGCTTACGTGTCAGCCGGTTACAAAGGGCGCGTTCTGATCCCCGCTCCATCACAGCCTGAGCACGATCTGAATCATCCATACCTTTTTCCTTACTTCGTCTTTCCTGCCGGAACAGCAGGCGTTCCGGCCATATCAGTAAATTCATGTTGTCGCCGCGCCTCCAGACGACGAATACTGGCCTTGTCCACGTTGCAGTTCTTGATCACCGCCAGCAGTTGCAGGTTGTAAGTGACCGATGCCCCAAACGTGAACGGCTCCGGCGCAGGAGGGACCAGGCAGTCAGCCAGCCATTCAGCGGGGATCGGCACCGGCTTCACAGGCACGTATTTCACAGACGGCCCGGCGCACCCGATCAGCCACATCATCAGGAACAGGGGCAGAGGCCGCAGGCACTGCCGCCAGCGACCGGCGGACAACGCTCTGCTGCCCCTCGCTGTGCTGAATGTTCTGTTGTTTTTCATTCGTGGCCGCCTCACTGATTTGTGAAATGAGTTGCAGGGTGTGCTGCTGATTTGCCAGCACCTGACGCGCCTCATCCCGCTCACGCACAAGCACCTGATTATTGTCTTCAAGGCGCTGCGTCTTCTGGTGCATTCCCCATATAGCGGCAACCAGTACAGCGATAATCCCCAGCGCCGCCATGCACGCCCCGGCAATCAGGGCCGGTAAGGCATTATTCACCGCAGCCACAGGACACCCCGTAACAGCAGTACCGCACACAGCAGCGCTATCATGAGCGGTCGCCAGAAGCGGTTCAGACTTTCGGCAAGTCGTAGCGACATAACCATTCATCCGCCGAACGGCGGGCCTCAAGGCCGGGGAGTTTCACCCCCTTTGAATAAATCCAGCGGATATACTGCTTACAGGACGCGGGCATCTGCCCGGCATTGATCAGGCGCAGAAGCGTGGAGTTGCGAAAGTTCGTTTCACCGGCCCAGAAGATCCACGAAGCCAGCGCCACCGTCTGACCACGGGTAAGCGGCACCTGAACACGCCGATCAATGGCCGCAAAGGCCCATTTCATGTCCTTTTCCAGTAGTTCCAGGCATTCTTCATCTGTCAGGGTCATACCCGGTTTCACATCCGGGCCGGTATGGCCGTAACAGATGGTGGGTGTACCGGTGGGATCGATATACGTGGAGTTTTCTTTCCCTTCCCAGTAACCGGTGTAATGCGTGGCAATCGTGAACGTCCCGGCACCGGCCAGAACAAGGGCAATCAGCTTTTTACGCAGTGGTGCGGGGAGTTTTGGCATTGTTACGCTGTCTCATGATGTTCTCTGAGTCAGCGTAACGGTGAAGGAGAGGCGGCAGGCTTTGCGGAATATCAGAAAAGTGGCGGTTGCGTTCTTGCCAGATGCAGACGGCGCTGTTCGCGTATGACGGTATAAATCTGGGTTTCTGACATCCGGTAATGGCGGCGAAGGGATTCAATTTTCTCGCCCCGGTCCCAGCGCGAAAATATCTCATTGTTTCGCAGCTCGGCAAAGAGAGATTCCCCGACCGGCAGGTAATAACCCCGTCCGCCCATATAGGCTGCCTGAGCCGCAGCCACCTTGCGTGCCAGTTTACCGGCCAGTACCGGCTCAATCCCCTGACGCTGAAGTTCTGCGCCGGTGACTTCAACCAGTTCTGACAGGGTCCGCGGCCAGTTCTTTTTGAGAACATCATCAGGGATGTCATCAAGGCGGTCGATAAGGGCGTGCAGTTGCTCACTGTCACCACCAAACATGCTCATCTGAGTTTCTGCCATATCAGCCTCCGGTTCTCGCGTTCCCGGTAAGTTTAAAATAAAAATCCCGCGTTGTGGCGGGATTTGGGGTTAACGGGGAAGTGATTTTTCATACTGCCTGCAAACGGCGTCATACCCCATCAGCGTGCGTTCGGGCATTCCCATCGCGGCCAGCATTTTGCGGCGGTGCCATCGCTTGAGACGCTCCAGCACATCTGAGGCCAGGGCGGGGTGTTGCTCCAGCCACTGCCAGTTTGCCACACCTTCGCCGCCGTTCTGCGCGGCCGTCTGCGATTTCACCCAGCGGTTAAGGGCGGTTTCCGCACCATCAGAGATAAAGCCCTGCCGGTGCATTACCTTCCAGATGGCACGAATTTTGGCGGTCACCGTACCCGGTTTTAAGGCCCGGTTAACCGGTTTCTGACGCACTTTAAAACCGCGTTTTTTGAAAACATCCAGCACGCGGGATAACTCACCGGGTGACATATCCCGGCAGCTGGTTTTGCCGGTGGCTGCCAGTAGTACGAATGTGTAGGTCTCATCATCTAGGGCAAGCTCGCGCTTTGCCACATGAATAGCGGATATCAGTTTCCCTCTCATGCTGTATCAACACTCCTGCTGATATGATAGATATTACTTTCCCGATCGAGCTGAACCCGATACTCCGGAGGAATCACAAAAATATTAAAACCATCATCAGTTTTTATTCTTGAGTAGTATTCCCCCTTATGATATCTGGCAAGTGCATTAATCAGAGAAGTCGCCGCCAGCCCAATCAGGTATTTTTTATGAAAAATACTGATAACTTTCCGGCACAGCCATCGTGTAATGACGAATGCACCGAAAAACGATGTGATATATAAACACCAGAACAACTGCGAACTACTGTCCATTATCTTTCTCCTTATTCAGTCTTCTGCGACATTCGGCACAGTCATCAGGGCTTTCAAATGTATCCGGCTCGCGATTATGAGCCAGATATAACCACCGCCTACATATACTGATATTATCGCCAGTTTTAAAAAAATGATGCTTCTTAGCCATCAGAGGGCGCGCCCATCCAGCGGGTAGACTATTCATTTGCTTTATCCTCCATACTGGACAAAATCATCTGTATTAATGTCGGGCGTGGAGATATACGCATTTCATTAAGCGTCTGAAGGGCAGCAACAGCTGCCTGTTTATCGGTGCCTTTGGCAATTTCCGCAAGAGAATGCACAATCCATAACGGACTTAACGCCACGACTGAATCCAGAATCATGTCATCCATAATAATTTCTGACACATCCCGCTTATCACATTCCTTATCCATAAAAGAAACGATTTTTTCCACATCTTCCGGTTTCATGCCTCCGGCGATAAGAAATTTGCGATACTCATAAGACGATCTTAATTCAATACTCATATTCATCTCCTGTAACTCTGACAAGGACGTGATTTTTCTCATTTATGTTTTCCAGTAATACGGATATATATGTCGATAAGAAGATTCATAATAAACAGGAAGAGCGACATCCTGATAAAGAACCAAATATCTGGCATCATGGACAGGTTTCCTGTAATCGCAAATATAAAACCAACCCCCCAACACCGGAACGAAAATTGCGAAAAATACAAGTCTCTTTATCATGGCGTTAACTCCCGTAATACAGCGTCCTCGGCAGTCCGGCGATGGTGATAAATAAAATTCACCGTACTCTCGGATAATTCAAATTTCTCGCCTATTTCCCGGAAGGTAAGACGTCGTGGTGATTCAGCATCCCGTAATTCACGAATAAGATGAACATCATCGTCAGGTATACGGGTGAAGGGCAGCAATTCTCCGTATTTTTTCATGCTTACGCCAATATATCGCGCCCGATTGTGGACAGAATCCCGGTCTCGCCCCAGATATTCTCCTATTTGCTTACCGGTCATCGTTCTGGCATTTTTTCGGATAAATTTATCTTCATCATGTTTAAATCTTGGACGTTTGCATTTGAGCAACTCCGGGTAAGTACCGCGTAATAAAACAATCCGGTTATGTACACCCCAGAAACTTCTTTTTACCCTGACAGCAATATCCTTAACCGGGGTGGATGGATAAAGCGCAATCAGCAGTGCATCTTCTTCAGGTGTCCACGCACGGACATGAGCGGGTGCACGGCCTTTTCGCCCCATGGGTTGTAAAATCATCATACATCACCCCCTGACTCGCTTTTCAGCAGCATAAAACTCATCAGACAGAATTTCGGTCATTTTCTGATTTGCGGGTTTTACGCCGCACTCAAGGTAAATCACATCGTCAACGCAGAACCACTTCACAGGGCCAAACATGATTGCCGAGAAATCAATACCCAGCCAGAACAACAGTGCATCGGTTCTGGCATACGTGACGGGCGAATATTCACGCCACAGACTGTTAAGTTCGTCAGAGGCAACGCGCAGGGCTTTGGGAATACGTGATGTGCGCGGTGTGCAGCTCCAGCCATTCGACGCAGTCGGTTTTCGCCATAAGTCGCGATGAAAAGGATATTTGTCATCCATAAAGCGCAGCCCTTTAAAACAAAAGCCACTGATACCGGATACAAATACCGACCGGCACGCAACATTCAGCACGGCCTCAAGGCGTTTTGCCTCATCCTTAACTTTCTGGCAGTCCTGCTGATATTTTTGCCACGCGGCCAGCGCGGAAGGGTTTGATGTTTTAAAGAACATTACGCCACCTCCGCAGATATCCCGGCAGGCGCGGCCGTCCGGTCAACAATCAGGTAACGCAGAACGCGCGAGGTGATATTCCAGCCGCTTAAACCGCAGATAATGACACCCAGGCGTATGTCGATATACGCCATCACAAACTGGGGCACGCCTTCTTTCATGGCCTGCTCATCAACTTCAGCCACCACATAAACGGTTTCACAGGTCAGAACGCCCTGAGCAAATTCCCACGCCATTGACGGAATATCATGCCCCTCAATCCACGGCAGGGATTTTCTGAAGCTGCACCACTGAACATCATCAGCCGCACCTTCCTGGCTGCATTTGCGACGAACCGGCTGCACCGGGCGGGGACGCGGAATATCATAAAAACCGTTACATTCCGTCAGCACCCCGGCATCGACCGCATCACGCAGAAAATAAACCATCGAGGATGGCGGCATATTCATTTTTTCAGCCAGAATGCCGCAGGTCAGACGCCCGTAAATACTCAGCCAGTTTTTAACCCCTTCAAGCACTTTTGCATCAATCATGAATTATTCCTCCGTCAGCGCCACATATTCAGAATGTTTAATCTCCTGGCATTCTTCAGGAATACCCCCTTTTATTTCCCTGCCATAAGCGCCTACTTTAAACACCACGCACAGGGCATCACGGGAGAGCGACGGGGTCCACCAGGAGTCCATGTTAAACATGGAGGGGATTCTCATTACCCCCAGCTTTTCACAGAGCCAGACAAGGAAATCAGGACGCTTTCTTAACTCGCGTTCAGCGGCTTCAATCATTGCGGCAATCGCCGGTCCTTCAGGGCATGACTCATCAGGTCTGGCAATAAAGCACGGTCCGTCCCCGATAAAAGCCACATCATCGCGCTTACGCCAGCCCGCAGGCAGAGCACCAGAAAAATAAAACTCACTGATTACGTCCATGGCAAACGGCTTTAAGCGCAATCCGGCAGCGCCTGTATTTTTCAGTAATGCCCGAAGAATACTGTTGCGTAGCGGTAAAACAGTCTGTTGATATTTGGTGAAATATTTATTTGTCTGCACACGGTCTAATTTGAAATAAAAATATGCCATATATCCTGTTCCTTATTTTCAGTTTACAGGCGCAGGCAGTCCCCTGACGCGAGCGCCATAATTAAAACGAAGTGATATTTAATTGATTAATGCGGTGTTATTTATTCAGTCCGGCGTCCTGTTCAAAAGGCTCGACATAAAAACTTTCAGCGCCTTTATTCACCTTAATACCGGCAATCCCTTTCACCGCATCCGGCTCCGCCAGGACCGCTTCCTTGTTCACTTCCTCTTTCGTGCGGATAAAACGCTCAAGGCCCATACGGCGCAGCATTTCAATCACACCTTCCACATCACGACTGACGCTGCATGATGGATTCCCCAGTCGCCATGACACCGTTCCGGTGGTCAGATTGGCAGTTTTGGTTTTGCCGCCGTTCGTCAGCTCATCACGGTTGGTTTTGCACCAGTCCTGAATCCCCTTAAAAAGCACTTTGATTTCTTTTTTAAGGTTTTCAATCTGCGGCGTATAACGGGCGGTGATTTCTGCCACTTCATCATTCATCGCTGTTTCCAGGCGCAGCGCCTCTCGCTGAATATCGCCCAGGGTGCGGATATCGCGGCTGACCTCTTCACGGGTCTGCGGTGCCGCCTCTGCTGCGGCCTTTAATTTTGTAACGCGTTTTGCCATTTTGTTTTTCCTTATTGCAGTGTGCCTGATGCTTTATGCACGCGGTGGCGTTTAATGATGGCATCCGCCCCAAAAGCCTGTACAGATGCCTGAAATTCCGCTGAGAGAAACTGAATAATTTCAGGACTGTGATACTGGAGAATACTTGCATAAACGTCACAGAGTGACGTCGGCCTGTTATTCGTATCACGTTCTGTTTTTACATCCACACCAATCTTTTCATGCACTTCAACACAGTCATTGCCTGCCGGTTTTTCGTCATGCGAAACATGCTTAAATTCAAAAATAACGCGTACTTTGCTCATGGAATTACCCCTGCTGATTAAATTCATTACCTTTAATAACCCCGGAACGCATGCTCATATCTTTCATGAGCGCACTGGCTTTCATTGCCACAAGTTCAGCAAAGTCTCTGCTTTCCGCGAGCATAACCACCCCAAAAATCATGGCGGGTCCATCACCTTTCTGCTTTATCCCGGTTGAACGTATGTCCAGACTTACCCCCATGCGCACTGTTCCATCAGCGTTTTTATGGATAACGTGCTCCTTGTATTCGAAAATAATGCGTACGACTTTACTCATCCTCTGGTCCTCGTTCTGTTTGGATAACTGACCCGGCGTCTGACCTCACGGCAGAACCGAATCATGGCATTAAAGGCTTCTTCCTCCGTCACCGCTTCCGGTATCCCCGGAACCAGTAACTGCTCCTGTTCATCACGTCCATGACGCGCCATAACCTCAATCACATGCCGTACCGTGGCAGGCTTTCCGGCAACTATCGGCAATGCACCTTCCGGCAGGACGTAACCAAACTCAATAAGACCACTCGACCACGCCCATGCAATGAGATTTTTTTTCACCTCACACCTCCCAGTAAACCGTGCAGCCGCTGATGCGGGTGGCCTTCACACGGCGGCGCAGGCCGTTGGTCTGTATGGTGATTTCAATTTCACCGGTTCCCTGCACGTTGCCTACCGGCGGCGTGGTTTTCAGTGCAAAACGTTGCGGATAGCGCTTACTGCGTTCCAGTACCGCACCGGCAAGTTCGGTCAGACGGCGCGCGCTGTTCAGGGAGTCGAATAAATTCATTTTGTTACCGCAGGATTGCATATTCATATAACACCTCATTTAGCTGACTTGTTTCGCACCAACAGAACGGCATATTCCGCTGTAAACTTCTGTCGCACCTTCGCGATCAAGTCCGGCAGATATCACCATTCGTGTGCGGTCATTAAATTCAAAAAGTAAATCGCCACATTCTTTATTTTCGGCCAGTGAAATCACCTTCACGTTATCGAAATTAACCAGGTAAAAGCGTCCGTAAATATCAGGAATATTAAATACCGCCATAATCACACCTGTGAGAGTAATTCAGGGTTGGTATAAACCTCTTTAAAGGCCGCATTAATATGTTTTTCTGTCAGCGCCGCGCCTTCACCGCTGGCGGTGAGCCACGCCTGGTTAAGCGTATGTGTCAGAACGCGTAACGCTCCCGGCTTTTCAGCGATAGCCTGCATGACGGCCAGCTCGGCCTCACCACTGATCCCCCACGCCCTGGCAATGGCCAGCACATCCGCCTTTTTGGCCTTGCGAAGTTGTTTTGTACGGGCAAGACGGCTGAACAGGCGCGATAAATCATCAAAGGCGCGGCGTCCACCTTTAAACAATCCGCGCGGGTTACCAATAAGCACCATCCCGATCCCCGTGGCGTCCTGAATTGCCCGGAGTTGCTCCAGACCGTCAATACCAAGATGATCCGCCTCATCCACAATCACCAGTCCACGCGTTCCCATCAGGCGACGGCGGATGGCGCGGGATAATGCCCCTTTGTTCGCGCGGGTGTAATCAATCCCCAGCGCATCGGCCAGCTCCAGCAGACACTCCGTGACGCTGGAGTGCGCGGGTGACAGGGTGATCATCCAGGTGTTTGGTTGCTCCTGGCAGTAATTACGGGCAGTGGCCGTTTTACCCACACCCGGTACGCCCACAATAACGTTAATACAGCCCATCAGACGAACCGCCTGAAACAGTGTGCGCAGCTCCTGGACTGTCTGCGTTTCCACAAACTGCGGCGGTTCCGGCAGTGCGCTTTGTTTATTCCAGTTCTCATACCAGGAACGCAGGGAAGCAGCCACAGCAGCGTTATCGCCTTTATATTTTCCCTTACGGAAAGCCGATAATGTGCCGTCGGAAATTCCCGCCTCTCTGGCGATGGCATACTGCGTCAGTACGCCGCCATCAATAAGTTCATCAATGGTCTTGATTACATCGTTAATATCAGTCATATTATTAACCTCTCATTTGATACCTTGTTTAATCAAATAACCTGAGTCGCCGCTCGGGTTATTTTTTTATTTCAGGCCAGCGGGTCATTTTCTTTTAATTTCGCTTCCAGCAACTGCAATCCCCGCTGGAAATTACGCTCGTATTCTTCATCAGGCTCATCATCAACGGCAGGTTGCTGAACGGCCACCGTATTACCTACCGGGCGATAGATGTTTTCCAGCCAGGGCTCCTGCGGCTTGTGCTCCAGCACGTTGACAACCTCATCCTCGGCATCACGGATTTTTTCCTCTGCGCGTTTACGCATGCCTTTAAGGCGTTGCTGCTGTTTGTAGTATTCCGCGCTAACCGGGAAGGCTTCGCGTTTATTACCGTCCCATACCGCCTCGCAAATCACGCTGCCATCCAGGCGACGTACGGTAATTCGTTCGGCATCATGAATGTCATAGCTGATAAGCACCTTGCGGCCATGCTCATCACGCAGCTCGGGCGCGTAGTAAATATTATTCAGCCAGCGTATTTCACAGCGTCTTACAGGGCGTTCCACCATCGGCCGGAACATGTCCCGCAATTCCACATCGGACAGCCATTCAATTTCCGTGTCCTCTTCCGCCAGGCGTTTTTTTCTGAACTCCGCCGGGCTGTAATG